CAATTCACTTGAGCATGACTTGCAGTTTCTTGCCAGTGAAGAAAAATGGGTTTTGCAAAACGAATTCATAAATCAATTAAAAAATGAGAATTTAGATCTTAGACGACAAATGGACAATAACAATGAACCAGAAGTGTCCGACAATTTGAATAGTGAAATTTAACATCCAAGATGGAGAAAAAAATAATGTCAGAAAATATTGTAAAACTTGATACTGATAATTTTGACAAAGAAATTTATCAGAGTGATACTCCTTGTTTTGTTCAGTTCAGCACGCCGTGGTGTGCTCCGTGCAGAACCTTTGCGCCTATCATGGCTTCTTTATCTGAGCAGTTTAATGGCAAGTGCAAATTTGGAAAAATCGATGCAGAAGAAAATATGGAACTAGCATATAAGTTTAATATTTCTTCTGTTCCAACTATGCTAATATTTAAAAAAGATCAAGTGGTTGAGCGAATAAATGGACTGGTTCCTAGAGATAATCTAGTATCAAAAATAGAAAACGTTTTACAATCATAAGTAAGATTGGATAAAAATGCAAAAAACAGCGATTATCACAGGCGTCAATGGTCAGGATGGATCTTACCTTTCAGAGCTACTGCTATCGAAAGGTTACAGAGTAATAGGGCTGAAGAGAAGAACTTCAACTATTAATACATCTAGAGTAGATCATTTGATGTCTCACCCAGATTTTATATTGCGTTATTATGACTTGCAAGATGGACCATGCATAACTCACCTTCTTGGCTCATGTCATGTTGATGAACTTTACAATCTGGCTGCACAGTCTCATGTGGGGGTGTCTTTTGAAATTCCAGAATACACATCATACGGGATATGCCAAGGAACCTTAAAGATACTTGAGGCAATACGCGCATCAAGTCCTCATACAAAGTTCTACCAAGCATCTTCTTCTGAAATGTTTGGAGACAGTACTGATTATGATGACAATCAGGCTTTTAATGAGAATAGTAAAATGTTACCTGTATCCCCATATGCATGCTCAAAGCTGCATGCGCATCACATGACTCGTGTTTACAGAAATGCATACGGTATGCATGCGTCTTCCGGCATACTGTTTAATCATGAAAGCCCTCGTCGTGGTGAAACTTTTGTAACACGCAAAATCACAATTGCTGCTGCAAAGATTAAGCTTGGCATGCAAAGAAAGTTGAGTCTAGGCAATCTTGATGCTAAAAGAGATTGGGGTCATGCAGCAGATTATGTTGAAGCCATGTGGCTTATGCTTCAGCACGATTTTGGCGATGACTACGTGATCGCTACGAATGAAACTTACACTGTACGTGACTTCTTGAAGGTAGTTTTTGATCACGCTGGACTAGGAAGCTATGAGCAATATGTAGTAATAGACCAAAGACTTTTCCGTCCAAATGAAGTTCCTTTCTTAAAAGGAAATCCCGCAAAGGCAAAGTCAGTTTTGGGATGGAAGCCGAAGTACAACATGGAATCGCTAGCAATCAGCATGTTTGATGAAGACATGAAAAATTTAACAGAAAAGGTTTTAAGATGAGTAAGAAAAAAGATAATTCGAAAAAAGTTAATGGGAAGAAGCATGCAAAGAAAGAGGTTAAGAAGAAGGAAAAGAAGACTTCAAAGACAGCACAATCTAAGCCTATGAAACCTCAGTTTGTATGGCCAAAAGAACATGAAGTAAAAGACAATAAGCCATGCAATGTCTCTGAGGAAAAGAAGGAAGAAACTTTGATGCCCGAAGAAGCTGGTTTTGCTTCATTTGAGGAACCCAAGCTGAATGGTGATGAAACTCCATTTATATTTACAAGTCACGTTTCGGTTGGAACATCTGCAAACTTTGATGAAATTAAAAGCAAGACATCTGAAATTGTTGAAAAAACAAAGAAAGACATCAAGGGCATGTGGAAAACTTTCATACGAAGGATGAAAGGGCTGGCTTGATTAAAGTTTTTGCAGGTGTATAATAGCCTGTTATGATTCTTAAAGCATACTTTCTTCCAGTTGCAGCAGCTTTCTGCGTTTTTGCAGTAACTGCTGCAATTTTTATTCACAGCAAATTAAAAAATAAAAAAGTAACTAGAAAAAGTTATTCTGGAAATTCTTTGTCTTCTCAAATGCTTGACGACATTAAAAAAATAGAGAAGATTCTCTATGATAGTCAGGGATGATTTGAGAAATCTTTTGATTACCTGTTGACAAGTATAGACAACATCTCTATACTACAAGAGAAGTCACGTGACTCAAACATCAAGCCAAGGAAGGTTATGCAAAAAGAAAAAAACGAAAAGAAGGTTTTAGTTGTTTCTCGAAAAGTAGGAGAGATTGTGGTGATTGGCGACAGCGCCAGCCCTCTTGGAGAGATTGAAGTTGTTCGAATTGACGGGGGTAAGGTAAGAATTGCATTGAGGTTTCCTGAAGACATCAGGATCAACCGTAAAGAGATTGCGTTAGCGTAATAAGTTTTTTCATTTAGATTTTTGAAGGCTGCACATGAATATGTGCGGCCTTTTTATCTTTTTAGAACAGTGTTGGATATAGGTGTATAGGAGATACTTCATGGGAGCAAATGATCCTGTAGCCACATACCTTATCATTGAGCATTCTGGTGAAAAATACTATTCATACCGTGAAAGTAAGGAACACTTTGCTGTTGCGGAAGAATCGAGAAGAGCCTCTGGGCTTAAAAGGCTTTCAGAAACTCTTTTAGATGAAGACTGTGATCTTTCACATCTTCCCGCCAATACGTACATTGTGATTAATCTTGATTCTCAAAATGCTTGCATTGCTTCAAGAGAAGAAGTACTTATGAAAGATTTTTGGGGTGAAAAGTGTGAAGATTTTGAGGGCAAGTGTGCTGGATGTATCGCATGGCAGATTTTTGAGTCTACGGGCACTGTCCCCTTGTCAGATGAAGTTTCTGACAAAGTGAAAATGAATAAGAATAATGGAAAGCTTGCCACATGGGACTACAGAGTTGTTAGATCAGTTTGTCCTACGAGTGGCGAAGAAAGCTTTGCAATTTATGAAGTCTACTATGACAAATGCGGCAGACCAGAGAGTCGCACCGCAGATCCTGTCGCTGCATTTGGCAATAATTTGAAAGAATTGAAGAAAGACATGAAATACATGAAAAAGGCACTGAAAGAGCCTGTATTGGACGATTCAATCTTTAACGAGGAAAAATAAAATGGCTTTAAACTTTGGAACATTCGGAACTTCTAGACTTTACGGAACTGGTAATTTTTTACATCAGTCAAACGCAGAAGGCTCTACCTATCTAGACTTTGCGTATACACTTCCGCTTTCTTTTACTCCATCTTTTGAGCACCCAGTTCCAACTGATGAAGGAATCTATCAGCCCACTGTAGGACATTCATATCCTAATGTGCTTTTTACTGGATTCGCTGACGGTTTTTGGGTGCACAGAGTTTTTCTTGAAGGACGATTGGTAAAAACATTTACACTTGTTGATCAGCAGTTTGCAATACCAATACAGTTTGATTTTGTTGAAAGCGTGTGCTTGCAGACATCTACAGAATTAGATGGAGGTGATATAGACGGAAAATGTCCCGATGTTCCAGGCCCTGCCAGTATTGTTACCTTGTGCGCAGGTCTAGCACTAATTATGGGTAAGCGCAGTAGACGTTTTTAATTAAACGCACCTTTCTGCTGTCACACACTGTGCGTAAAAAGTCGATAATTGAATATGGACCCGATACTGCAATTAGCAATTATTCTTGTTTGTGGCGCACTCGGAACTGTAATTATAATTAATGAAGTGCCAAGAAACGTAATAAAAGCAAAAAGAAAAAGTAAGGTAAAAAGCAAATGAAAGTAGTTATAGCTGGGTCGAGAGGTATTAACGACAAAAATGTCGTTAATCAGGCTATTAAAGACTCTGGTTTTAAAATCACAGAAATACTTTGTGGCTGTGCAAAGGGAGTGGACAGTCTAGGTAGAGATTACGGTCTGCAAAATAATATTCCAGTTGCTGAATTTCCAGCAAACTGGACTAAGTACGGAAATGCAGCTGGCATTATGAGAAATATCGTTATGTCTAAAAAGTGCGATGCTCTCATTGCTATTTGGGACGGCCACTCAAGAGGCACGAAGCACATGATTGAGTGTGTTGAAAAACTAAAACTTCCTAGTTATGTAAAAATAATCGAAACATAATTTTTCATATTGTGGCACTGAAACAGTGATGCATGGATACTTAAATATGCACAATCAAATTGCGAAAGAAAGGAAGTGCATCATGGAAAAAGTTTCAACACATTTCGTTGCCAATTTTTCGACTGAAGAAATTCCTCAAAGTGTAATCGGTCTTTGGAGAAACTGGATTTTTTGTGGTTCTATAAGCCCGATTTTAGATTATGGTCACGAAAAAGATATAGCAAAGGCACTGGAAAAAAGTGCGAATGACGAAAACAAAATTTCAAGGAGAAAATAATGAACACAACTAAAAATGAAAACTCATCAGAAACTGAAGTAGCTCGCCTCAATTCCATCATATCTGAGGCACTGAATAAGCTTGAAAAAGCACCAAGCAACCTTTTTACAACTTCAAGGCACGCAATATTTATTTATGAATTAGAAGAGATTTTGAGAAAAGCGTAATGAAATGAAGTACATCAAAAGTCTGTTGGAAGCTAAAAAGGTAAGACCAATAGAAGTTGTTATGTCTGTCACGGACATAGCAATTGACGGATTTTTAACTATGTGTATTTTAGCTATCATATTGGCACTTATTAGTTGGACTTTCAAATAATAACGTATTTTATGAAATGAAGATTGCATTGATCACGAATGTATTGTTTAATAACTGGTCAAAAACATGATAAATGCAAAAGAGACACGTAATATCATAGATCATTATGCATACTGGAAAGACGACGCTATTAGAGCTGATCTTAATGACAAGCGTTTTGATTATTCAGTTGTCTGCTGCAACATTGGGAATGATTTTAATATTGCAACCGTTATTCGTAACGCTAATGCGTTTTTGGCGAAAGAAGTAGTCATTTATGGAAACAAAAAGTACGACAGGCGTGGGACCGTTGGAACTCATAACTACACTAATTTTCGTCATGTTAAGTCTGTTGACGATCTATCTGCTTACTTTTGCTCATTGGGCGGATTACATGGTTGCAAAAAGATCAAAATAGTCGGTATAGACAATGTTGAGAATTCAGAAAACATAAACGATTTTTTATTTGAACCCTCAGTTTACTATGTTCTGATTTTTGGCCAAGAGCAGATAGGTATACCTCAAGAGGTGCTTGAAGTGTGCGATAATGTCCTATACATTCCTCAGTATGGATCAGTTCGGAGCATCAATGTTGGCTCCGCAAGCGCAATCGCCATGAACGCATACTGCGCCGCCTGCGCCATCGTGTAATCTACAAAAAGTACAGTACGGGGCTTGACAAAGCCCGCCTCCTGCACTACCTTGTAGTCATGTCAATGGCACAAGTAATGGAGCGCATGTCCTCCAAAGGCTACAGGTTTGCGGTTGGGATGATGACGCCAACTGCTATTCAATTACTTTTCCCTAATTTTAATCCTTGCACTGGGCCGACGATGGTTCCCATGTGGGTGCGAGAAGAAAAAGACGGGTATGTGTTCTGCGTGCTTGGCTCTGAGCCCACAGAGAATCATCCTGAAAAGAAATTGCCACGTAGTTACTTTCTTAATCTCAACATTTTGCCCAAGCAATGAGAAAACCATATACTGAGCAAGAATGGATTGTAAGAGGCAGAGAGCTTCTTTCAAGCAAATCCATTCAAAGTGCTGACGGCTGTATCTTATGGAATGGCTATGTCCACAAGACTTGTGGATATGGCGTTCAAAAATTCATGGGAATGCCACGAGATGTTCGTCGTGTTGCTCTTATCTGCGCTGGTATGCAGCACAAAAAAGGAGTAGTAATTCCGTCATGCGGCAATAGACTGTGCATTAATCCTGAACATTTGTCACTTGTGAATCGACAGGTGTGGCGCGAAAAAAGATTTCCAACTGTTTTCCCTATTGGGGCAGGAGAGAAAAATGGTCGTGCAAGGCTTAATGAAAGTCTTGTTCGCAAGATGAGAAAAGACCGTGATGTCGGCAAGAAAGTCTCTGAACTTTCTGAAGAGTACGGGGTTTCAGAAAGCACTGTGCGAGAAATCCTAAGTAAAAATCTTTGGAAGCATTGCTAGCAGGAGTAGATCATGGAAGAACCTGATTTTGGCATCGAAGTCACCACTTCTCCCTTTGATGGAATGCACGATGGTGATAAGATTTCCGATTGGATGGATCGTCGCGAGGACGGAGCCAGCATCAAGGAACTGTTGGAGGTGATCTCTGACAGAACCTTTACGGCAATGGATTCTTATAGGAAAGAAAATAACCAAGATATGCCTCCACACGCGACTGCTTTCTACAGTGGTGGAGTTGCTTTTATTTCTCCCAATAAGCTTGGTTGCATTGAAGAAAAAGACTTATTTTTTGAAGCCACTTCTCAGATCATCTATAAGGTCGCAGAAGACTTTGAAGATCAGCCGATTGTTGTTACTTTTGCATCAACAGCATGGTCTTGCTTTATGCGCAAGGAGCATGCGGAAGACTTGGATAAAATGTGTGCAGAAAAGAAAATTCCTATCAGTTCTCAAGAATTGAAGAGCGCGCTTGTGGAGCAAGTTGTTAGAGATCATGGCTCCATGGAACAGGTCCCAGCAGATCATCCGTTCGTTTTGAAAATGGAAGTCATGGTTTTTACTTTTCATTTTCTTTCAATGGACGGGCCTATCTGTATCAGTCAATTTCGTCCCGTTAATCAGGGTGACGCAAGAATGATTGAAGATTGTCATTTGCCGTTTTTCAACATCTTTCGTGTCGATAAGCACTTTGGGCACAATCGCGTAAACTTTGATGTGAGCAATTACGAGCCTGTCAACTTCAAGGATTCGGAGTTTTCAAATCAGGATTAAAAATGCAGACGGAAAACAAAACTGTCAAGAAGAAGTCTCTTCCTCACTACGGCAAGAAGCTACCATTTGGTATTTTTTCATTTAGAGTTTGCGTTTCCAAGGACAGGAAAGATGATCTAACCTCAGCAATCGGCGTGATGCATCATCACATTCGTGATGCATTTAGGTCTATGACAGAAGAAGACGGTAATGTTTGTGCCGAGTTCCGATGTCAGGGAGCCTATCGAAGAAAAGCCATCATTAATCATTTTGCTGAAAC